CAATACCTTTCAAGATGTAAACTATTCTACTAATGGTGAATTAGATGGTTGGACTCATACAGCTGGAACCGCGGTTTTTACTTGCCCAACTGCCGGTATTTATATCGTTCAATATTTGGGACATGTAAAAAAGACATCTGGAGGAACATCCCTTGTGGAAATGCGTGTAGTACAAAATGGAACAGAACTTGCGGGAAGTGCTTCTCAAACAACTGTGGCATCCAATTCTATCGTTCAAGCACTTGGCAACGCAAGGGTTTTTTCCGCAGCAGCAGCAGATGTCATTAAGATTCAATTTACGGGTGATACAACCGCATCTCAATTAATTACTCCTGTTGGAGATGCTGTAACAAATACAAGTAGCAATGTATTAATTTATAGAATTAAGTAATTTGATATGCCAACTCCACAACCAGACTATACGGCAGGTAATCAAACAACTCGGACAATATATCCATTGCTTTGTTTAATATCACCAAATGGGACGAGATATGTTGTGACTATTGATGATAGTGGAATACTTATTACTACTCCTGTTTTATAAAATAGTATGTCTAAACATTACGCAATTGGAGAAAATATACAGCATAAAACAGTGACCTTTAATAATTCAAAGGTTGCTTCTGTTACTTTTGATAAACCTTTTACTTTGACCCCTAATATCCAAGTTACTTTAAATGATTCAGGGTCTGCACCAGTTTATAAAACAGAAGTAACCATAACAGATTGTAAGATCCGTTTTTTAAATAAATGGACAGGAACCGTTGATTTATTAATTATTGAAAGAAACGGAATTTAAACTATATGTCAAATTTAGCTATTACTATTACACAGATTACAGAAAATGATTATGCGGGAATACCTGAAACGACTAAAAGTTTAAAAGGATCTATTGATAATAAAAATTTACCTATTATTCATACGGAAGATTCATTAGTTTCTGATGCTACTTGTAAAACAAACTTTAAGAACAAATTGACAAGTTTAGGATATACATGGACAACAGAAAGTTAATATAAATAATAATGTATGCCAAGAATATTTCCTGGTACTGGAGCTACAAGCATCACTGGTAGTGTCGGTACACTAGAACAAGTAACAACAAATGGTAGTAGCACCACAAAAAGTCTGGTGTTTGTTCCTAGTGCCACACAATCATTATTAGCAGCTAATGCGATTTTGGCTAATGCAACTACGGTAAGAGTTCAAGGGAGTGGTGGTTCAGTAATATTGACTTCTATTCCAACAATTGCAGATGGAAGTGATGGTCAATTTCTTATTATCTTAGGGGCAAGTGATACAAATTTAGTTACTATTCAGGATTCGGCTAATTTAGCAGGTAGTAATCTACAATTATCAGGAGGAAATGACTTTACTATGGGACAAGGTGATACAATTACATTGATGTTTGATACGAATGCGGCTGATTGGGTTGAAATCAGTAGATCAGGAAATTAATAGATATTTATTATATTAGAGATATAAAATTATTATGAAAATGAAACATACTATTCAAAACATGAATAGATATAAAGTAAAAACAACATTATTTTTAATATAATTTTATGGCACAAAAAGGTGGTACTGGTCATGCAAATGCAGATGTCATCCAAAGCCTAGAGATCAAAGCAACAAGCTCGCAGATCATCTTTGACTCGACCTCGGCAAATACAACCACATTGCAGGATTCAGCTACAGCGGCTCGTGTGATTACCTTTCCAGATGCTACTGATACGTTAACAGGTAATACCGCGACACAAACGCTTACAAATAAGAGTATTACAAGCCCAACGATTACTGGAAGTCCTACGGCAGCTACGGCAACTTGGACAAACCTGGGTTCTGTAACAACGATTGATATTAATGGTGGTACGATCGATAACGTAACTATTGGTGGAACGACACCTACAGCCGGTACATTTACAAGTGTTAGTACCAGTGCTCAAGCTGGTGTAGCTCTTAGTCCATTTAACACTGCTGCTGGTAATACTGGTGAAACACGATACATTGAATTGGCTGCTAATGGTACTAATTATGTTGGTTTCAAAGCACCAGATGCAATTACAACCAATGTTATTTGGACATTACCTGCGGCTGATGGTACTTCTGGTCAACAGTTGACTACTAATGGATCAGGTATCTTAACATGGACGGCTAGTGATGCTAATAACAATACCTTAGATCAAGCCTATGATCAGGGTGGTGCGGGTGCTGGTCGTACTATTACTGCTGATTCTGGTGCAGTAGCGATTACAGCAACTTCTGCCGATGGGGATGATTTGCTAGATATTGATCATACTGCTAGCGGTGCGTTAACAGCAAATACGACTGATACTGTAGCAATTGATGCTTCTCGTACACATACTGCGGCAACAGTTGTTACTGACAACTATGATGTACAACAAGTAACGCGTACAAGCGTTATGAATAATGCTGGTGGTACATTGAATGCTCAAGGTACAGTCATGAGGATTCAAAACGTTGCTACGCAAACCGCTGGTACATTGTCAGATACCGTTACTGTTTTGACTCTTACACAAGATACCGATTCTACTGGTGCAGCTCTAAGTATTACTGGTGGTTCATTGACTCATGCTCATCGATCAGTATTTACACCTAAAGCTAATCAATCATTAGCTGCTGGTAGTGCAATTGTCGTTACAGATACAACAGTAGCTCAAATTTCAGGTAGTGGTGGAGCAGTAACTTTGACTTCTACACCTACAATTGCTAGTGGAACTGATGGTCAAATTGTCTATATTGTTGGCACTGATGATACAAATACTGTAACCGTTCAAGATCAAGCTAATCTTGCATCAAGTAATCTACAGCTTTCTGGTGGTAATAACTTTACCATCGGTTTGGGAGATGTTCTTGGTCTAGTGTTTAGCTCAACTGTAGGCGATTGGATTGAATTCACTCGCAGCGATAATTAGCATCTGTACAGGGTAAACAAAATATCGTTTATTATCTTTGCCTCTTTCTGGGGGCAAAGCATAGTAAATAATTACTAATCTATATGGCAGAAATTGGCGGTCAAGGAAACAATAATGGCGAAATTGTTTCCGGTAAACTTAAAATAACCAATTCATTTTTAGATTTTGATGAAATTGCCACACCGGCAAATCCATCCACAGATGATGGTCGTCTTTATGTTAAAGATTCTGCTGGAACAACTGCTTTATTTTTTAGAGATAGTGCTGGAACAGAAACGAATTTATTATCGGGAACTGGAGATGTAACCGGTCCTGCTTCATCTACTGATTTAGCTATTGTTCGTTTTAATGGAACTACTGGCAAGGTGATTCAAAATAGTGGTAGCTTTGGTGTTTTGAGGGGTGGTACTACCAGTATTTTTATCGGTGGTGGAGGAAATGCAATAACAACAGGTACAAGAATGGCGGCTTTTGGTACAAGTGCTCTTAATGTTATTCAGTCTGGAACGGGGCATATTGGTATTGGGGCAAGTGCATTAGCCCTACATGTAAGTGGTAGTGATAATATCGCGATTGGCGATCAATCCTTTCAAAATTCAACAACACAATCTAATAATGTTGGGCTTGGAGGAAGAGCTGGTGATAATATCACAAGTGGTAGCGACAATATCGCTATTGGTACAGATACTTTGGGTGGAAATACGGCTAATGGCTGTGTTGCAATTGGTAGTAATGCTTTAACATTATTTACAACTATTTCTGGAAATGTTGTTGTCGGCGCACAATCTGCAATAAATCTTTCTACTGGCAGCTTTAATACTATTCTTGGTAGTTCTTCATTCTCAGGCACAAACAGTACTTCTGAAAATAATACAATCCTTGGTAATCAATCGTGTACAGGAAATGGTTCTAAGGCTGGAAATGTGTGTATTGGCTATCAATCTGCCAATATTCTTAGTACAGGAAGTTCAAATATTTTCATCGGAAGAGGATCAGCGTCTCTTGCCACCACAGCTAGTAATAATATTTTAATTGGTCATAATTTAGAACTTGATTCAGTCACCTCTACTCATACTTTAAAGATTGGCAACCTACTTAATGGGTTTGTATCAACAGCAACAAGACCAGCATTAACAGTAAATGGAGCATTTCAAGTAAAAACTTCAGGAACCGCAGTAAGTGTTACTTCTGCGGGAGAGAGTATTATTGGTGTTACTTCTACTGCGGCCGCTCGAACGATAACTCTTGCTACTGCTGATGTGATAACAGGAAATATTATTATTGTTAAAGATGAGTCTGGGGCAGCCGGAACTAATAATATTACTATTGCTGTCCAGGGAGCAGAAACAATAGATGGTCTTACAAGTATTAAAATTACTGCTAATTACGGGGTAGCCAGATTTTATGCCAGAAGTGGTAACTGGTTCACTTTTTAATATATTTAATATATGTCAGATACATTTTTTTCTCCAAGATCAACAGGAAACCAAACAATCGCTATAGGTAATACGGTTTCAACAAGTGTTGCAAACTCTGTTTTGCTTGGTTATACAGGAAATTCTCTTGGATCAGGAGCCGTTGGTATTGGTCATAATATTAATCCCTCAGGCACTGATACTGTATGTATTGGTAGGGGTGCAACCACGATTGCCACCGATGGCGTAGCTGTTGGTAATGCCGCCGTAGCTTCTGGGGAAGCTGTATCAATAGGAAGTGATAGTTCTTCTACAAGTGTTGGTGTTGCTATAGGACAACAAGCAACCGAGGCTTTTGGTGGGGTTGCGCTTGGATATAAGGCCATTACTACAGGATCTTCTCAACTTGTTTGTGGTTCTGTTTCAGCTGGTGTAAGTGAAATTTATTTTGGAGCTGGAGTTACAGCTGCTGCTCCTAGCTCAGCTAATATTTACCCAACAGGTGGATCAGGAACAAATATTACTGCTGGAGATTTGACTATAAATGGAGGGCTTTCTACTGGTAATGCTACTCCAGGAAAAGTATTTATTCGTACCTCTACGGCTGGAGCAACAGGTGTAACATTACAAACTGCTAGCAATAGAATAACGGTTGATACAAGCGTAACAAGATTTCATCATGGGATGAGATTTAACAGAACTGCTACTGCTGTTAGCTATCAGATTCTTGTTACCGATTTCTATATCGGTGTTACTTCTACCGCGGCAGCCAGAACGATTACAGTACCTGCTGTTGGATTACTTAACTCTGGAATGACTTTTGTGATTAAAGATGAATCTGGTGGAGCAGCGACCAATAATATTACAGTTGCAGGTGGTGGAGTAAATATTGATGGTGCTGCTAACTATGTGATTAATACAAATTATGGTTCTGTGACGATTGTTTCAGATCAAGCTAATTTCTTTGTTATATAAATATGTCACATAATATTATAAATCAGGATGGTTCATACGCTTTGTTAGCCAGTGTTAGTGGCATTGATCTTAAAACAGCAGCACAGACAACGCTATACACGGTTCCTACAGGAAAAACTTGTCTTATTACAGAAGTTGTTTTGTTTGCCACAGCTGCTACTGCCGTTACTTCTGCACCGATTATAAGAATTGGTAAAACAGCCGGTTTTAATGAATGGCTTGGATTAACAACATTAACAGGATTAGATACGACAAATGAATTTTTATCACTTTCTAAATCAGCAAATCTTTTAATCCATCAATCATTTGCAGCTGCAGAAGTCATAAAAATAGATGTTGGTACTGTTGCCACAGCAACAACATTAACTGTTAAAGCATTTGTCTTTGGTTTCCTTGTTTAATTTTAATGAAATAATATGGCCTTACAATTATCTATACCGAATAAGTTTGGATCAACTGCCTTTGGAAATGGGTATGTTCATTTAAGAAAAATTGATTTAGATGCGATTGACAAAAGGGGAACGCTTACATTGCGTTTTTGGAGTGATCCGGCGACTAGAGCAGATGCAACAAAATCAGAATTAGGCAATCTCAATATTTCTATTGGATCCACAGAAATACTTAATTCATCTAATCAGTCAGTTGATCAGATTAAATATGAAGATGTTGCCTTTAAAACACAAACAGAGTGTTATCTAAAATTAAAAACATTAAAAGTTAACTTTGAAGGTAATATTTTAAACTTAGCAACTGCTGTTGATGTATAAAAATATGACTAATTATGAATATGAAAAAAACAACCGATCTATATCTTTCCGCTTATTTAATGGCAAAAGGATACAAACTAATAGAAGTTGATTCTAAGAAAAAGTGTTCGTTTTCTTTTGAAATATCAAATCAAATTGAAAAGGATATACAGGATTATTTCAATGAATTGGGCTCAGTAGAACCATTAAGGTTTGTTAACGCAATTCGCAATATTAAGACATTAATATTTACTAAGTAATATGGCTAGGTCACTGGACAATTTAAAAGCAGAATTTCAGTTGCTAAGCCAGGATACAAGTTCTGGAACCATAGATACTAATCAACAAACAACGTTGTTTAATTTAGCTATTAGAAATTTACAAGCAACTGCGGATGTCTATGGTACAACATTTGAAAGTGATTTGGATTTGTTTAGTGATGAGTTCCAATATCGTGCACCAACGAATTTTAAAGCTAGTATCGATCTTTTAGATCGAGATAACCCAGATCAAAGATTTGAGTCTCGTTCTGAAAAATATTTCTGGAGACAAAAAAATAAAGAAGAAAACATTTTTGCAGATGCCCATAGGCGTGAGACATTCTTTTTGTTAGTAAATGCAGATATTAAGACTGGTTCTATTTTATTACATAATTTAGATAGCATTACTGCTAATGGTACTTGGGCAGTTGTCGGTGGTTCGGGGGCAATAAATTTAACGGTAGATACGTTTGAATTTAAAGAAGGCTCTGCATCCCTTAATTTTGATGCTACTACGGCAACGGTACCATCTATTCAAAACAGCACATTTACGGCTGTAGATTTATCTAGTCATCAAGATCGATCTACTATTTTTGCTTGGGTTTTTTTACCAACAATTACTAATTTAACAAATGTTATTTTACGATGGGGTTCAGATACAACTAACTTTTTCCAGCAAACGGTGACTAGTCAGTTTTCAGGATTTCCCTTTGAGGTTGGTTGGAACCGATTGGGTTTTGCTTGGAACGGAGCAACCACAACAGGTACACCCGTCGCTTCTGCAATTGATTTTTCTCGATTGATTATTACTTATAGCGTAGCTACGACTGCCACCGATTTTAGACTTGATGAAATCATTTCTAAACTACCCGAAAGAATTGTGCATAGTTATTACACCATTCCAATGGTTAAGGATATTGCTGGGCTTTATAAAGCAGAATTTACTTCTGGAGATGATGTAACCGTAACGCAAGATAGACACGATGAATTGTTGATTTATTATGCATTATTTAAGTATTTCATGATCATGCGTCAATTTGATGATGCAACTATTTATCGTGGTAAATATGATGAATTATTGAAGCAAGTTACCTCGGATCATAATAGTTTAAGGGAACGACAAACTGATTTTTATTATGGATTGCAAGGGAATCGATTGATTAGAAATTAATATGGCCATGAATCTCAATTATAGTATTGTTGAAGATCACTCATCTGGGTTTATTACCAAACGAGATCGTTCGCAATTGCCATTGGGAGCCATGAAAGAAGGTAGTGAAAACATTGTTATTACTGATGGTGATAGAATCGGATTGCGCCGTGGTCGTGTATTATTTGGTCAATCTTCTACAGCAACGACACCAATTACCAGCTCTCATACCCATCGACGTAGAGACTCTATTGAGGTTCAATTAAGGGCTTATTCTACATTAGTTGAATATTATCATTCTGGTACAGCTCAATGGGAAACATTAAAATCAGGTTTTACTTCAGGTAGACGTTTTGGATTTGCAGACTTTGATCGTTCTGCTGATGCTACGGCTCATGCCAGATTTGGTAATGGAGTACAAGATGATCAACGATGGAATGGTCAATTTACTCAACTAAACGGTGCTTTGGTGGGTGGTGAAGCAACAATTACGGTTGATTCCACAACAGGATTTACTGCCACTGGTTCTATTATTATCAATGGGACAACCGTTACTTATACAGGTATTACAGTAACAACATTTACTGGTTGTGTTGGTACTCCCGCTGCTGCTGATAATTCAGGGGTTGCTCAATTACCGGTAGCTTTTCCAGCTAATGCTAAGGGTAATATTTATGAGGTTTATCAAAACAGACTATGTATTGCCAATGTTACCCTCGCTCCTAATGCTGTATTTATTAGTAAAGTTGATAATGATACCGATTTTACGTTTAGTTCTCCGCGTATAGATGGAGAAGGTGCTATAATTAATGTAAGCCTTGGAGCTGGCAATATTACAGCTTTAATCAATCATGAACAAAAACTGTATGTTGGTAAGCAAACAGGGTTCCATACAGTAGAATTCTTGCAGTTTGACAACAATAATACTGATTTTCCTTTCCTTGTACCTGTATCAGCAGACGAAAATAACCCATTTTTAGGGCCACAAAGTAGTAAATCTGTCTTTGTGGCTTTACAAGATGTCTATTTTGCCAGTGCTCAAGGTGGTATTAAGCGAGCTAATCGTCTTGAGGCAATAGATGATCCTTTGGAATTATCAGATCGTATTCGTCCAACCGTAAACAGAGCTGATTTTGCTGATGCGGCGGCCATATTATTTGATAATAAGGGTTATATTTCTGCTAGGGAGAATGACGGTGATCCAGCTAATAACATCGTTTTTGTCTACAATTTCGAGAGAAAAGCATGGGAAGCACCAATAAAAGGTTGGAATGTGTCTTCTTGGAATATTGCTCAAGGATTATTGTTTGGTCATTCAAGCCTTGGACCAGTGACGCATCAATATTTAACAGACGAAACAGCTGATGTAGAAGGAGCAAATCGATTCGGCTATAAGGGATTATTCAAATCAGGTGATCTGAATTTTGGCACACGAGTATTACGAAAGAAATGTTCCGGATTCTATGTTGAAGGATTTATTGCAGAAAACACTACCGTTACTTGTCGATTGGTCTATGAATTTGAGGGTCAAAAAGGAACAAAGGAATTTACGATAGAAGGTGATGATACTGATTTTATTTTGGCTAGTGTAAACAATGGGCCGATATCCGTTCTTCCTTTAGCCGTTGCACCTTTAGCCTCTGGAAGCAGTACTATTCAAAATCTAAATAAGTTTAGAGTTTATTTCACAACCAATTTAAAACCATTTTATGAGATTTCTGTCGAATTTGAGAGCGAAGGAGTAGATCAAGACTGGGAGATACTGGCATGGGGTATCAATGCAGAAGTTATTCCTCAAATCGATATTAGTCTTCAAAAAAATGATTAACCTGAATATATGCCACGTCAATACGTTGCTGCCGCACAAAAAAGATTAGCCACAGGTATCACTTCCACCGATACCACTATTACGTTACAAGATATTAACGGACGTGATGGTACAGCCTTAACCATGACTGATTTTGGTGATATTGGATATGCAGCGATTGATCCAAATACTGACACCATGGAGCTAATTAGTTTTACTGGTATTAGCAGTACGCAATTAACAGGTGTGACTCGTGGATTGAGTTTTAAACAACCTTATACCGCAGTGGTCGCTTTACGATTGGCTCATGCTGGTAATGCCGTAGTCATTTTTACAAATACGCCACAGTTCTACAATGATTTTGTTGATACTAGAAATGCAGAAACCATTACTGGTCTATATACCTTTAGTAATACGGTTAATCCAAGACTGGATACCTATGTTGCGCCAACAGTAAATGAACAATTTGCTCCTAAAAAGTATGTTGATGATATTACTCTTGCTGGCGCGCCAGATGCTTCTACAACCGTAAAGGGTATTAGTGAAGAAGCTACAGCCGCAGAAGCAGCCGCTGGTACTGCTATTGGTGGGACATCGGCTAGATTATTTTTGCCCTCAGCGATAGCTAATAGTGTTTCTAGTGCAAATACGTTAGTTCCTATTACGGAACCGGATGGAGATATTGATGTGGGTTTTATGGAATTAGATGCGGTGTGGGCATTTACGGGTAATAATACCCATGCTGGAACAGAAACATTTAGTAATACCACTAATATTACGCCTGCCACCAGTTTTCAGCTGGGTGGGGTTGCTTTTACTGGTTCCATGGCGAATTTGAATGAATCTTCTACCTTCTTTGGGGCCACAGATATTACAGGAACCGAAGCAGAAGATTTGTCTGATGGTGGTATTACTTCTATTCATAATCATACACACGAGGGTTATCAGAGGTTACTTGGTCGAAGAGCTGTTGATTTTCGTAATTGTCGGTTTACTTCAACAACTGATGGTTCTATTATTATCGCGATCTATTCTCAAAATATTGCTGGTAGCGCTAAGGCAACATTTTTAATTAGGTATCAAAGAGATCCCGTCACATCCGTCTTTTATGCAACACACAGTACTGGTGGATCTACGATTGCAAATGCAACTACAATCATGTCAGAGCCTACGATTGTTGGGTCATTTGTGTATCAGGTTTATGAATCATCTACGGGGGTCGTGGGTGTAACTAGATATGCTTTAGCCGATTTAAGCGGTTCTACGGCGATTACGATTTCTGGCGGTACCCTAGTTGCTAGTAGTAATTATAATGCGGTATTTACTGATGGTACGGAAATCTTTATACAAAGAAATCCTGCTGGGGGTACACCTGAAGACTATAACCGTTATACTATTTCAGGAACAACCATTACCTTTGTGGCGATAAGAACATTTACCAGTATAATTGGTGGTGGTGCCTTGGCTGTTCATGTAAGTGATAATACAAATCTTTGGTCATTTAATAGTACTAGCCAATTGGTAAGAAGTACTCTTAGTACAGGTGGAACAGATTCTACCTTCACTTATGGTGGAGCGACAGCAGCCCCTAACTTTGGTTTTGGTGCGGGAATCGGGGTAGTATTTGTTGATTCTACTGCCGGATTAGCGATTTTAGGAACTAACAGGCTTTATTTGGGACAGGTAGAAAGTATATTTACAGCAACTTCAGAGAATGGATTAGATGTTGCTATATTCCCAATACAGAAAACTTAATAATGAATTAATATGGCCATTGGATTATCACAATTTGAACAACAATCAATCCGATCAACTTTTGAATCTTTACCTCAAAGTAATCCTTTGCGTCAGTTAGGATTGTCTGGATTTACCGCTGAAGTGGGTCAACAAAGGGCTGCATTTCCTGGTATTACAACAGATGTTGCTTTGGGTAGATTAGTTCAGCAACAGCCAACGGTGGCTAGTTCTCCAATAACAACAGCTAGTACGCGTTTTACTTATACACCACCAACTTCATTATTGCCTAATATACCAAGCCAGGTTTCGCCAATTAGAACAACAGATCAATTGCGCGGTAATTTAAGACAAACAGATGCTGAATTACAACAAAGACAAGCCACTAATGAAACGGATATTAATAGACGATTAGATGATCAACTTACTCAATTTGGAAAAGATATTAAGGTTATTCAAGATAAACCATTTACACTAACGCCAGAGGAACAAGCATTTCAGACAAGATTAAATACACTTCAGGCAAACCTAGAAGCCCAATTTCCACAACAAGTAGCTTCAATACAAGGCCAATTTGATGTTGCTCGCCAAGAACAAGCTGAAGCAGGACGAAGGCGTGCGGGCGCTACAACAGCTGCATTAGCAAGAACTGGTGCTTTAGCAGCTACACCAGAGATTTCAGCAGGCATTACAGGAGATGTTGAAAAAAAGAATTTAGAAGCAATGAATTTATTACTTGTTCAAGAACAACAAGCTCTAGCCGCTGCCCGTGCTGCAAAAGATGCTAAAGATTTTGAATTATTGAATAAACAAATGGAATTAGCTAGAGAAGCTAGAAAAGAATTCAATACTAGACAACAGAAAGCTTTAGAAAATCTATTAGCGGTTAGTCAAGAGGTTAGATCACAAAGAGGAGAAAGACGAGAAGAATTAGGATTTATCGCAGAACAAGAAAAAGTGAAGAAAGAAGCGTCTAGAGAAGAAATTAAGTTTAATTTTGATGTTGAAGATCGTGAGAAAAAAGAAGCAAGTGAAGATATTAATATTCTTATTAAATCTGGCTTTGCTGCGGATCAACTATCAACCGAGGATTTTATTAAGATTGGTAAATCTTTTAATCTTACACCAGATCGAGCAAAAGGCTTTTATAATAATTTATTTAAGGCTGATCAAGCGGCTAAAAGTATTGATTATAAAACAGAGATTGCTAATGATGGTACAATTTTACTTATTCCAAATAAGCTTGATCCGACTAAGCCGATAAAAGATCAAGTTTTACAGTATGGTGAAAAGGGTCAATTTGGTAAAAAAGAAGAACCAAAGACAATTGGTTCTGATAAACTTGGATATTATCAATACAATAAAGAAACAGGAAAATATGACCAAGTTATTTCTGGGCTTGGGGGCGGTAATGATGTTTTAAGTCCAACAGAACTGGCAAATTTAGGGATACCTTCTAGTAAATATGGTATTACTCAAAAAGAAGCACAACAAATGATCCAAAGTGGTCAGATTGATCAAGCCTTAACACCTCAACAACAAACAATATTTAATTCAATTGTCGATAAATATCAAAAATCACCACTAATTCAAGCATCAGATAGAACTATTGTATTAGAAAATACGATTAATCAGATTAAAGAAAATCCAAGTGATGCTGCACAGCAATTAAACCTTATTTATTCATATATTCAAGCTCTTGATACATATCAATCGGCAGTAAGAGAAGGTGAATTAACATTAAGTCAAAATATTGAATCTACTTTTGATAAATATAAAACTAATATTGAAAGAGTTAAAGAAGGTAAGATTATTGGTGATAAGGCTGCACTACAAATAGCCGATGCTGCTAAATTGTTGGTAGATAATATTAAACAGGGAGCTGCATCAAAAGAAAAGGCATTTCAATCACAAGCAAAAACATCTAGTGAAGCTGTTGGTAATGCTTGGGATAATTATATTGCTGGATTTAAGCCATCTTATGGCGATACAACTCCTAAAACACCAGAAGATGAATTACAGAAAAATGCAATTAGTGATGAAGAAGTAGATAAACTTTATGAAATATTTAAAGGTGAAAAGACAAAGGATGAAATAAGACAACAAGCAGGTTTTAATGGTGACCTGAGCATGTCAGAAAAAGGCTTGAGTAGCTTAGGAAAATCAATTGTAGCGCAAGAAAGCGGTGGTAACTATGGAAGTGTTGGTGATGTTCCCGTTGGTTATAAAGAATCTGACCGCGCATTAGGTAAATATCAAATTATTCCTAAATTCCATTTCAGTAAAATTGGATTATCTAATACATCAAATGATCGTCAAAAATTCTTGAATAGTCCAAAATTACAAGACAAATTATTCAATATCATTATTGCTGATCTTGCTAAACAATATAATAATGACCCTAAAAAGATTGCAGCAGCATATTATGGTGGGGCTAAAGGAGCTAATATTGTTGGAACTCCTGCTGGTGATAAGCCACAGATAGCGGGGGGGAAGAAATATCCTAGTATTAATGAATATGTTGGATCAGTTTTAAGTAGAATAAGTTAACGTTCTAATACTTTGCATTTGATGCTATACCTATAGAATAAATATATGGCAAATAGTGTACAACAAGAATTACTAAAATTAAGGCAAGAAAAAAAGCAGCAACCTCTTAATGATGTTCAGCGTGCTTTATTAGAAATTCGAAGAGAGCCAGTAGTTGGTTTTCAGGAAAGGGAGTTGCCTGGTGGGTTTTCTAAGCCATTGCCACAATTTGCTGCAGGGGTAGGTAGAAGTATTATTGGAACAATTGCGGGAGCTTCTTCTTTGGGAGAAAGATTTTTACGCGGAGCAACTAGAGCGGCTTTACCTAAAATTCTTGAAAGAGCCATTGGGATTTCTAAAGAACAGGTGGGTGATAAAACTGCCGCTGAACAATTAATTCCAGAAGAATTAAGAACTGCTGGTGAAGATCGTTTTGGTAAAGCAGGCTTTATTTCTGGTGAAATTGGTCAATTCCTTGCACCCACACCAGCAGGAAAGACAGGAGCATTGCTTGAAGGGACTAAATTAGCACAAAAGTTTCCTAAAGCAATAAAGATTGTTCCAAAAGCATTAAAAGAGGCTGGGTTTGATTTTGGTCTTACAGCTACTCAACAAGGAGATATTGATAAGGCGTCTATTGAAGCAGGTTTAATCAGTTTAGCCTTTCCTGCAGCAAATATTTTAGGTAAAAAAGCATTTGATCCTGTTAAAAGCTATTTATCTACAAAAGTGGCACCAGATGCAATAAATGAATTAGTAAGACCATTAGTATCGGCCTTTAATTTTGGTAAAGACCCTGGGCGAGGTGTTGTAAAAGAAGGAATTATTGCAAATACAAGAGAAGGTTTATTAAAAGGCATTGTTGTTAAAAGCAAACAACTTGGGCAACAAGTAGATCAAAAATTAAAAACAATTTCTGCTGAAATTAAGATTGATATAGAACCCTTATTGGAGCCATTAAATACAAGGATAGGTGATGCTTTTTCTGGCGGAGAAACTGTGTTAGCAAATCGATTAATGGATATTCGTTCTGGAATAAAAAATATCTTTATTAGAGAAGGCCCACAAGCAGGGAAAGTTGCTGGAACTAATATATTAAAACTTAGTCCATTTCAAGCAAATAATTTAAAAAGGAAAATTTCTGATAGGGTTAAATGGAATAACCAACCGTTTGATGATGAGGCTAATGCTGCAAGAATTCAAATTTATCGAGCGATAAATGATAAAATAGATGAGGTTGTTCCTGGAGCAAAAGATTTGAATCGAAGATGGGCAGATTTGATAACAGCAGAAAAATCTTTAGATAGAACAATAAAAATGGTTAAGAAAAATAAATTTATTGGTTTGAGAGATCTTACAATTGGAGGTATAACTGGTTTGGGAGCAGTAGTTGCTGGTAGTCCACAGGCCTTTTTAATAGGTTTAGGTGCTATTGCTGGAAAAAAAGGATTGGAAAGTACTGTCTTTAGAACGAGATTAGCTCAACAGTTAATAAAGCTTAAACCAAAAGAATTAGAAGAACTTTCTAGAACACTTCCTATTTTAAAAGCTATTTTACTAGGAACTAAATCTTCTAAAGAAAAGGAATAATTAATCACTATTCCAAAAAATAATATCTGCTATTTCAATAGAAGTAATAAATATTATTGCCCCAACAATTGTCCAAAACATAAGATTATTTAAGTTGAAGTCAAATAATAACATAGATAGGCTTTATTGTCAATATGTCAGAAGAAACATTACATTCTATTGATAAACGGGTAGCAATACTAGAAACAATCGTTGAAAAGATTGATACGAATTTCGAGCGTTTAAATACTACCTTAGATCGATTTAATCAATTTAGCGAGAAGGTGAACGGGTTTATTGGCCAACAAGAACGGATCAATGCCAGACTCAATAAAATTGAGGAGAGTCAAATCTCTATAGAAAAACAGATGATCCGGTATGGTACTGCCGTTAGTATGATCATCGTTATCCTGCAGTTATTTCCTTGGATTTATGACAAATTTATCTAATACCGCCTCAAACCAATCTTTAAAATTAGTTGTTTTTAATAGTAATATTTTAAATAAATGAATATGGAAAAGATAAATTTAGAGTTAGCAGGTAAAATAGTTAAAGGTGCTGATTCACAAGCTGGTAATGGATATTTACAATATTACGAAAAACATAGGGTATACCATCCTGGCTGGGATATCAACCTTGGTCAGGGTGATGCGGATTTAGGGCTACCAGTAACTTGTCCAGCTAAGGGTAAGGTTATTTTTGTTTCTACACGGGATGATAACGGTGGGTTTGGTCTACACATGGTCATAAAACACGAAGAATTAGGCCTATACAGCCATTGGCTGCATTTAGATGCATGTGTAGTAAAAGAAGGCGATAACATCACTGTAGGCCAGTATATTGCGAATGTGGGCAAGACAGGAACACAGTATGCCCACTTACATTTAGAGGTCTTTACGGAAAAACATTTTTCAACCATGCAAAAGAAGGCTTTTAGGTTCTATCCCGCTGGATATGATAAAGACTGGGTAGCAAGATACTATGTTGACCCTGCTTTATTTGTAATGAAAGGAATGAATATTGTACAAATTACGGCTTCTACTTGGATAGCAACACCGAAAACGAATATTGTTGAAATTAAGCTTGTAAAAGAAAAGGATAATCCTAAGATTTATTTAAAAGACAAAGAAGGTAAATATCACTGGATTGAAGACGAAGCGGTATTTACAGCCTTTTTTGGAGGATTTAAGGGGGTAATATGGGAGGAAGTAGATAAAATACCTACAGAAGATAAGGGATTTAATATAGGAGCCAAATAAGGCTCCCTTTTGTGTTATAATAGATAAAGGATAATTAATCTATTTGATTTAGTCACAATAGATCACAATAAGTCATATATATGTCAAAATATATAAAATTGAATGATAAAACTATTATTCGAGTAAAAGATGATTCTGCCCTTGTTACACAAGGAGAAGAAGTATCTTTCGAGCAATGGGCAATGGTACAATCAATCGATGTTCAAGACAGTGATTTTGTTCATGTCGGTTTATCCGAAGATGAGCAAAAAAAGTGGCTTGTAATTAAAAATCTTAACTAAAAATATATGATGAGTATATTGAGAAAGATTGGTTGGGCTATCAACGATTATTTTCAAGGCGAACGATGGCGTGCGGTAGTCCGATTTTGGAAAGGATTCATTTTTTCTATGTTGTCTGGCGTAGCTCTTACCTTGTCTTCAGGATTACCACTTAGCAATATTTATTGGAAAGAATTGATTGGTTTAAGTATTTTGACCGGATTAGGGTTGGGTACAGATAAACTGATCCGCGCACATAAAAAGCCGTAGAATATTATTTTTAGCAGACAAATATGCTAAAATATCTTACGGCTGGGTTATTTCTACTGATATTCCTTGTATCAATCTTGTTTTTTCCCATCGCGGCATCAATAAGTGATATATCATATCTAAAGAGTAGTTCGGCGTCTCATAATGAGATTCTCATCTTATCGAAAGATGACACCAATGAAGGAAGGGCGGGTGATAGCGTACAAGCTCAATCAAATGAGTTTAATCCCCGCTCTTATCTTCATGCACGATGTAAAGAAGAAAAGATCAATTGTGCTATTTTAGAAAAGATTGTTCAGTGTGAAAGCGGATGGAGGATGGTCAAGAATCCTAAGTCTTCTGCGTTTGGTTATTTCCGGGTCATTGATTCTACGGAAAAGACGACACCACAATATAAAGAAGGTAAGCGTAAATATGACCCTGTTTCTAATATAGAAATGGGGATTTGGCTTTTTAAGAAGCGAGGAACAAATCCTTGGTTAATGAGCGCTCGTTGCTGGAAAAATGTTAGTTGATACTGACATAAACAAAAAAAGCCCATCAAGCCTTCTTTGTCGGTTTCATTTATCCCCTTCTTGTCGTCCCATCTTATTTAATGAGAAGAGAGAAATGATATCGTAGATATATTATATCAATCATTTTTTATTTTGACAATTTCCTTTAACATTTAACATTATTGGGTTTTTGTTAAGCAAGTCGACATAGATAGCTGGTGGTATGACCGTTATTTATCAAGATTTGCCCACAGATTTCGCAGTGGAAGTTGGACATAATTGTTTAAATATTTCTTTATCGCCGATCTTGTACTTGGGCTTGGGTATTTTCATACGTTTGTTGTTTTTGCTCCAGCTGATTCACTCGCTCGTTTAGTTCTAGGATCATGGCTTTGATTTCCTCGTGTTCACCACATAAAATGGCGTATCCTGACGGCCTAATTCTGGATTCATCTAAATAAGAATTTTTAATAAACGATTCGGATTGTTTGGGTTTTCTTGCTTTCTCAACCCTCTCCCAAAGTTCTTTGTTGGTCATAAGGTTATTTGTTTAATAGTTCGGGGTTTTCGTAGATGTTGCCGATTACCGAAAAACGATAGCAATCATCACCAATATTCCAATCCTCTATCCACATTTCTTCATCTACAGGTCTTAAATACCAAGCACCTTGCCCAACGTCCCAGCAGACCGTTGCTTTATAGGGATAATCAGCATCGATACTAAGCAGAATGTCGCCATCATAGATGCCTTTTGATTGACAATCTTGGAAGCCCGTATATTGCATTAAGGTTATCCAAGGATTTTCTTTGAATTGTTCAGACAAAAAAAAGCCAGCAAACAAACTTTTTTTGGGATTAATTTCACCAAGTAATGAATCAATCAAGGTTTCCCAGTCGTGCATACCATGCTTCATTCTTTTTCCAGTATTCCAAGCTCTAAATTTAATTTCTCTATTCATATTTTATTCTTCAATTTTTTCCGTAGAGTAAGATACCGAGAGGTGTTTAGTGTAGAAAAATTCCTTATGCCAAGCACAATCGGGCATGGAACAATCAGGACAATCCCCGAGACGCCCAACAGGGATTCCCATAAGTTCTAAGATCATATTAGTCTAATTTCTCTTTAACAAATTCAATAATCTTTTCCATCTTTTGCTTGTACCAGGAATCAAAGTCTATATCTGGTTTCTGTTGTTCATAAAGCACATACAAACAAGAACGAAGTCTTTGACTTGGCGTTTTATCGCTTTTAAATTCCGGTACAAATTCTGGAATCTTTACATCTTCTTCCTTGATCTTTTGTGGTGAAAACAAACAATACCCATAGGCATGTACAAGAGAAAAAAGATTAGCGATACTGCTATGATCTTTAATCTCTTGTGTGCCGAAAATCAGCTTGAGCGTGCCATCTTTTCTGGTGGTGATTGATTCAAGAATACCTGATATTTGAATAGTATTCATAAATTAAAATGGTTGATATTCCGTTGGTGTTTCTGCTTGTGGTTCAACTTGCTTTGGCGGCCAAGGTTTTGCATTAGGATGTGATTCTTTGGTTAACCAACATTTAGCAGAACAGTAAGGTTTATTGGTTGTTTTACTTATGGCTAAGCCCGCACCACATTTAGTACATGATCCTTGTCCTAAATCCTTGTTAATAATTGGTTGTTGGCTAGAAGCATTGCCGTCGTCATCTTCTTCTGTAGCAATGCCTAAGATTGCAGACATGGCATAGCGTCGCATGTAAGTAATGGCAGAACCTTGTGACTGGGGTGTACTGTCTTTAGGATAAATTTTTGCCGTTGCTTTAATCCATTCACCAGAAGAGTGTAAAAGAATACTTGTTAAGCTATTATCTCCTGACGGAAATTGGGTTAAAGATAATCCACATTCACTTAGTATTGGTTTAACATTGTCTAAAATATTATCTAGAGAAGCATACTTTGATTTGAAGAAAGGGTTGGAAGAATCCTTCTTTACAGGCTTTACCTTACCTTGAAAGATAGATAATGCTTTTGCTAATTCGATAAGTGTTGTTGATTGTTCATTCATATTATTTAATGTTATCTAAAACAGCGTCTAACCGCGTATTGATAAGTTGCATGGTTTCATTATCTACTTGTTTGTTGATAAACAATTCCATCCATTGAAGTTTAAGGGACATGATTTGATTGAACACATTGTCTCTAAACCTTTGCATTTGTAGTTCTGTTTTTAGAAGACATAAGCTCTCAATGAGAGCAATGGCATTTTTATTCATATTCATATTTTTTAATGATTAAGCACATTGTAAGTTTTGGTAAAAACATTTGTCTTTTTCTTCACCACATTTATCGCAGTGGAAGAGGTCTATGGTAAATTCCCGGCCGTCTTCATCTTGCACAAACTTTTCGTAAGGTTTTTTCGGGAATTTATGATCCTGATAATAGATTCTTTCTTTTAGTTTTATTTTCATTTGCATATATGACTTAATTAATTCTTGGTTGATTCGAGAACATCTTTGTAGGGGATAAGGAATTCTTCAAATAAATCATCATAACTTGTACAATTCTTTATGGCCTTAATAATCCTTAACTTTTTTTGTGTCTCCTTGGTAAGAGGAATCGTTGTGATTTCATTCATAATTGTTTATTAATTTATCCACAGTTATCTTATTGATTAAATATATAATATACGATACAATAAATAATGTCAATAAGAATGATGTGGATAAGATTAATATATGAGGTGCCGATATTGTGGGAAATACAATGATTACAGTTCCAAATGGTGTATCAGTCATTCTAAGGCAATTCAGGCGTGGATTGTATCAGATGAAGATGGGCCGGCCGTATGGTTTAATCGAGATCGGTATCAAAATATTGTTTATATCAATGAAAAGATTGAAGAATTTGAGAAAAAAAATTAAATATTAATTATTCTATTTATGGCCAGTCTTGATCCTATGGAGCGTATTCTTGATCATTTTTTAGCTTGCAAAGGTGGATGTTCTGCCTGTTCAGCTAATCATTCAATGAAACCATCAAAAATCATTCAAAAACGAGCTTTTATCTTAAAAAAACTTTGGGAGCAAAAATATCCATTTGCTCATTATGACCATATTCCATCATTTGAGCATTTTAAAATTGACGCTATACTAGAATACATTGATGGATTGTATCTTTCTGCTAAAGAACAACAACAAAAAACAAAAGAATTAGACGAGGCATTTGAAGACGTATTTTCAAATAACTAAAAAACGTCGAGTCGACATAAACGGAAACGACTCGACAGATCATTTATGGAAAAACAACTTATTGTAAAACGAATCAACGATTATTTCTTAGTAGAAAAGAAGTTTTTTGAGGAATATATGCGTAAATTAGGTCTTTGTACCACCTATATTTACCTTACGCTTTGTTATTATGCAGAAAAGAAGTCTATTCCAGATGTACGGGACTTATCGTTTCTTTTAGCGATAGATAAGACTTTGATTATTGATTCTTTAAAAGCCTTGGAAGAAGCAAATATCATCAAGATTCAACGAAAGGAAAATGAAATGGGTTCTTGGGATAATTGTTTATTTATCTTAAATGATTTAGGTGATTGGAAAGATTTGGAATAAATAAGATTATTTTCTCTTCGTTATCGGTGGATTATTATTCGGCCAAATGGCGTTTCTTCGTGAAATAAACGGGTAATATGTAGACCTTAATGAGGGGGAAATAATCCTATTTATGAAAATATTGGTTAAATGTCATTTTTGTAAACATGCGGCTTGGAAAGAAAAATGTTTGTTTTTTCCTTTTATGAATGGCTATGAGTGTCATCGTTGTCATTGGGATATTTTTTGGCTTAAAAATCTAGTCAAATTTTATGAACGTAAAACAAAAGGGATCAGCCGGTGAAAGAGAATGGGCTAAGTTTTTACGTGATAATAATTTAGATACCCATGCTGTAAGGAACTATACTTCTGGATCGACTTATAAGAAATCCGATGTTCATAATTCGATGGGCTATATTTTTGAAGTAAAGCGGGTTGAGAAGCTTAATCTTTGGAAAGCAGAAGATCAGGCACAAAGAGACGCAGACAGCTCGCAGGCTATTCCTAGTGTGCCACACAGAAGGAATAATGGTGACTGGTGGATTAGTGTGCCAGCCTGGCATTTTGCTGATTTGTATAAAAAGGCCAGGGAACCCAAAACCATCAATCCTGATAAGGAATTGAAATGGAAGCTAGAAAATATGATCAAAGCCATTAAGGCCGTACTTAAAATCATTAGTTAATCATATAACTAAAAAAAAGAAAAATTTAAAATAAGCCTTTAAATATAGTACTTTTTATAAATTATCATATAAGTGATAAGTAGGCTTTACATCAAATTTATGCTTTATTGTTCTTGTAAAGACTTAATCAGATTAGGCTTTCCAACCCTGTCTATTAATTGTAGACATTATCCTAAAAATGCTATAATTAAAGCAGAAAATAGTTTTATAAAAGGAAAAACATATGCCCAAATTGTTAAGCAAAAAGAAAGCGAAAATCATGTTAAAAGAGGGTAAAGTAAGGGGGAAAAAGCTGACTCGTAAACAGAAAGGACTTTTTGGATTAATTGCTGGTGGGGCTGTTCCCACGAGACTTAATTCAGGAAGAAAGAAAATGGGGAGGAAGAAGAAATGAGTTCTTTTCGTCCAGAGTTCTTGTTTTGTGTGTTCTGCTTACATAAGTGGGCAGATTCTGTAAGGGATTGGCATGATCTCAATCCGAGAAAGGTTATCGAGCTAAATGCTTATGGTGCGGGTAGTGGCTGTTGTCCTAATTGCATGAAAACCCAACTGATGAAACTTGAAATGAAAGCCAAGTTCAAGGCGGTGACCAATGATCCTGCCATACAGACTGCTCCAGAAGCGACAAAAATGGCCCCGCTTACGTCGAGGGATGGCGGAGTGTGGAAACGCCCCGATCTTCTACAAGACGCTGTCTAGGAGGATTCTGATGCGTCCTGGAATGATCTACGATACAATCCTGTGGTGTGTCCATAACGGCTGCAAGCGTACCAAGGCAGATGATGAGCCTTGGGGTGAGTATCCAGAACACTTGGAACTTGTGGAAGAATATAAAGTGGACAAGTTCTGTTATGCCCCTTACTGCGATTTGCATAAGGATGAGCATAAGAATGATCCTAAGTAGTTATCCACAAGACGAGGCTATATGGGCGGGTTTATCGGAGGGTTATTGAGAGAAATCTTGAAACCCTCCATTTGTTTCAAAATAGAATTTGGTATATACTATTTGAAGATACCTACGCGGTATCCACGATGGCGAGAGAAAGGCTATCAAATCTAAAAATGCTCAAAAGTACGCAATTTTAAATCACCAATACTCTGTGATGACACCGTAAAATCGGTGGCGGTTGCGTAGCCGTTGAGCCATTACAGAGTAGTGGTGGTTTTTATTTATATGAAAAAAATCAACGACGCATCTATTCAATACCGTGATAAAGAGGGAAACAATATAGAAAAAATGATGTTTACCTATGATGAGGCGGAGAGACAAGAAAACGAGATAAATAAGGCTAATGCTAAATTAATTTTTACTCCAGAGTTTATTCCCTTTTATCTTGATGTTGTTCAAAAATACAACTTAAATTCCACTGAAGCCCTTATTTATGGATTTATTCGTTTTTATATATCAACGGGAAAAAACAAACGATTTTATTTCTCTAATAACCATCTAGCGGTTATTTTCAATTGTAGTGAATCGATGATAAAAAAATCTATCCCAACCCTTGAAAAACATGGCTTAATAAAAAGCTCAAGGAAAATTAAATCTGGTGGAGGTACAATGAGATTTATTACAAGTGTCAATAGATGCTTAGAAGAAAAAAGAACTTCTGAAGTTCCTTCCATTGTGCATTCCGAAGTTCCCTCCACGGAACTTCAGGAGTTCCTTCCACGGAACTTACATATAAAAGAGAATAAGATAAAAGAGAATAAGATAAAAGAAACTTTACTTCGTAAAGAGGCCGACGCCTACGGCAATCCACAAATTAATGATTTGATCATTGCCTTTGAAAAGATCATGGGATTTCCTTCTAGTGGAAAAAAAGACCGATGGATGGCTAAACATTTGCTACGCAATTTCACAATAGAACAACTAAAAGGAATGATGCTGTATTGTTCTAAGTATGAATATGCTCCGCGGATTGGATCAATTGAAAAGCTTTGGTTTAAGCGGGGCGATATTATTGCCGGCATAAAATCTTTGAAAAATAAGTCTTCTAAGACTATGATAAAATTTATTTCATAAAGACTATGATGATATTAAAAACAATGGATAAAGCAACAATTTATGTGAAGGAAGAAACAGCTAAAGAAATCGCTAAAAGTATTCAGGATGGTAATAAAATAATTGTGGTTGATGGTAATTTTATTAATGTTTCTAGTATTAGTGGAATTTATAAACAAGAAGCTTTAAAAATAGAAACACTAGAAGGACGTTTACATGATGGCGTCAAAGTTGTTAAAAAGTTTGGGAAATGGATTGATCCTTATAACCCTGATATAACCTTTGATTTAAGATATTATCCTGAATTAGCAAAAGATGAAGTAATGACAGAAGAAGAATGGCAAGAAAAAGAAACTAAAAAATTACTTAATTAAATGAATATTAAAAAAAAGAAATATGAATATAGAAGTAGTTAATACCTTGTATTCATGTGATTTCAATAGTTCTGGATTAGTTTTTAGAACTTGTAATGGTTGTCATCGGTGCCATAGGGGTACCAATTTATTAGGCCCTAAAACTTGTATACAATGTAAAAAATTAGCTGATTTAAAACTTATGGAAGATAAAAAAACTATTTCTATTCTTAGAACCAAGCTCAAAGCTATTCGAGTAGAGCTCGAAGTTATTAAAAAAAATAAAGCAAAGAAACTTATTTATAAAAAAATAACTATGTCGCATAAACCAATCGATCTAAACACCCATTATTGCTGTAATGAACGATTAAAACAAGATGGTCATAAGTCTCAATGCTGTGAATGTAATCCCCACAAAGATTGTGAAATTTACATTAAAGAACTGGTTGTTAAAAAAGATTCTAGGTTACAAGGATATTTAAAAAAAATTGGATTGAAAAAGTTAGCTAAGTTTTTAAAACGCTAACTATGATTATAAACCTAGATAAATTAAGAGATATTTATAAACAACCTCCTAATTCTTGGTGTAAAATGGTGGGTCAGAAAAAGATTAATTTAGAAGAGTTTAAGTTCCTTTGTAAGAAATGGAAAGAAAATGACAAAGATAAAAGATGTAAGAAATACGTTGATACCGTCGCCACTGACGCTATTCCTGCTGACTTACAAGCCCTGGCCAATGCGTTTGGTGGTGAAGTTATAGACTAATGATCGATTTTTACTACATGGCCACTACATAAAATTTTGGCTAAAATAAGCTAAAATAATAGATATAGATAAATGAATATTGAACTATAATTATATGAAAAAACAACAATGGCTTTTATTCGCACCAAAACGGATTCTTAGTGAATATAAAAAATATGCAAAGCTAGCCAATAATGAATGGGCAATTATTGCTGCTCATAAACTATGGGCAGAACTAGAAAATAAACGAAGAATTGTTAAACCGAAAGAACCAAGTATCTTTTTAGAAGATTAAATTAATTAGCAGTCTAAGGATAAGAGTGCTAAAATGTATCAGTAAAGCAAATTTAATGGCATCAATATCAATATCGTCGTATAATAACAATAGATTTGAATGAAGTTATTATTTTCATATGGCTGCACCCAAAAAAAATAATTACAATACAAAATGGAAAACGGCTAAAGAAAGACAAGATGCTTGTAAACGATTTTGTGATCATTTAAAACAAGGACTATCTTTTGATTGTTGGGCAGAAGCTGACTTTGATACTATTAAGCGATATATCAAGGATTTTCCAGAAGACTTCCACCCCGACCTAATAAATTTGGCTAAAAGAGAGGCAAAAACCTTCTGGGAGAAGGTGGGAATAGACGGTACTATTGGCAAGATTAAAGGCTTCAATGCTAAGTCTTGGGAGTTCAATCTTAAAAACCGTTATGGCTGGCGTGATAAGTACGATGCTGACATTACTAGTGGTGGTGAAAAGATAGCTATTAACTTAGTTATGTACTCTGATCGTGATGCCAAGAAATTTAAAAAATAAAAGATGATTCAAATTCCTCATAACTTTGAACCGTATCCTTACCAGAAACAAATTTTAGAAAACGATGCTCGTTTTAAAGTCGTTGTTTTACATAGACGTTCTGGTAAGTCTAAGACGGCTCTTAACGAAATGCTCCGTAGAGCTGTAGGTAAGCCTGGAGTCTATTGCTATGTTTTTCCGCATTATAATCAGGTAAAGAAGGCTATCTGGCTTGATCCTGATATGTTATCTCATCATCTACCAAATGAGATTGTTATCAAGAAAAATGAGGCGGAAATGTATATCAAGATACAGGCGATTGGTGGTGAATCACTGATTTACTTCTTAGGGGCTGATAAGCCAGAAAATGTCTTGGGTATGCGCTTTGATGGCGTTGTTCTTGATGAATATGCACAGATGAAAGAAGATTTCTGGATACGTATCATCCGCCCTATTATCGGTAAGTCTGGTGGCTGGGTTATGTTTGTCTTTACCCCAGAGGGTAAAAACCACGCGTGGAAGCTCCTACAACAGGCCAAGGAGAAGTCTGATTGGGCTTGGTGGGTACTTGGTATCAATGACACCCGCGACGATCAGGGGAGGCCTTTATTCCCCGTACAAGAGATCGAGGCAATCAAGCGTGATACACCCGAAGCCATGTTTGATCAGGAATATAACGTTGCTTTTATCGATAATGCTACCTCTGCCTTCAGAAAGGCGAAAGAACTGATGATTGATCCTGAACGCTGTAAAACAGGTTTATTTGGCACTAAAGATGATCCGCATCAACTTGGTGTTGATTTAGCTAAGTATCAAGACTGGACAGTTGTTGCTGGTTGTAACTTAGAAAAAAGCCATATCAGAATTATTGATCGTTGTCAGTTAGTTGGTTGGACTGAACAGAAAGCAAGAATCCATAACCATGTCAAAGCACATAACACCAGGAATATCGTTATGGACTCTACCGGTGTCGGTGATCCGATTGTTGATGATCTTAAATTACTTGGTTTACGGATTACACCTTTCAAGTTTACGGAAAGCACTAGGGATTTGCTGTTACGTAATTTGGCTGTCAAGATAGAGAATGCTATAATTACTTTTGAATATGATAAAGGTCTGCTGGAAGAATTTGAAGCTATGCGGTATGAATTAGAAGGTAGACGGGTTGTTGTTCGTGCACCTAGTGGGATACATGATGATCGTGTCATGGCTGTTGCATTATCTGTTTGGGAGATGGAAAAAGTGCCGCGATCAGATCAAAGAAATACGGTGTATACGATTGGTAAAAAACCTTATTTAAATCTATGAGCAATTGGCAAAAACAACAAGAAATTATTGATAAAGTTGATCAGGTTGTAAAGACAGAAGGAGCTTCTGCTTTGAAGAATTACAACTCTAGGATGGAACCTAAACGATCACGGTTTGCTACTGGTATTGATTTTAAAAACCTAAAGAAATAAGCCTTTTATATGCCCGAACGTGCAACAGTATTAACTTTGCGTGAGAAGGCGCCGGATGTTTTACGACGTCAGTCTCAGGAGAAAGAAGAGTATAAACAAAGATTAGTTGAACAGTTTAGAAAGGCTGCGTCTTTAAGACATAGGTCTTATCACCAGTTTAATAATCAAACTTTGATTGAGTATATTAATACCAATCATGATTTGATTATTGGTCGTGTGCGTTCTCGTGATCAAGAAGGCTGGAGATCTAATACCAGTACACAACAAGTGCGTAATAAATTTATTGTTGTTTTAGCTAGTCTCTTAAGTCAGCTGATTCAGCCTGAAATTCATAGCAATAAAGCGAATGATCCTGATTCCGAAAAGATTGCCAGAATGATGCAGGAACTTTTAAAAGAGGAATATGAACGTGGAAGTTATTTTAAACAATATCTGAACATGCTCATTGAGTGTGTTAGTCAGGGCACTGTTTTTATTGAGACTGGCTATAAAGAAGAATGGCGTAAGATCAAGGAGATCATCAAGAAGGACATGAAGACTGGTAAGCTTACGTTTAAGGAGAAGGAAATATTGAATTTTAAAGGGCTTTATAATGTAGTTGTTCCTGTAGATGAAGTGTATTTAGGTAACATGTTTGCACAGGATATGGTAGATCAGCCATATATCTTCCGTCGTCAGAAGGTGGATTACTTCCACGCAGAACGGTTGTATGGTAACCACGCAGATTTTGAACTAGTGCAACCTTTTACCTCAACAAATGAAGGTGAAGACGATGAGCCTGATCATTTTGAATTATTCACTCATGATGATCTTAATGCCGGCGAGGTAGAGTTAATTATTTATCAATCCAGGCCAGATGATGAAATGGCCATCTTAGCTAATGGTATTTTGTTAACGGAACCTGGTAGTCCATTACCGTATGATCATAAAGATTATTCCCTTGTTAAGGGTATTTTTTCGCCTTTTGATACGCGTTTTGCCTATGGAAAAAGTTTGGCAGCGGAGCAAATGTTTAATCAAGAAGTTGCGGACACGCTTTTAAACATGTTGATTGATAAGACGTATTTGAGTATCTTTCCACCGCTTGTTTCCAAAGGAAGAGACCATATTACATCAGACGTTATTGTGCCCGGCTCGATTACTCCAGTGGATGAAGACGCAGACGTTACAACCATTGGAACCGTTGGACAACCTGTTAATGGTTCAGAAACAGCTTTACTTGGGTTAGTTAGAAATTTACAGGATGAATCTACCCCACCCGAAGCTGGTCGTGCTCAAACCGATCAAGGTGGTCGTGTTACCGCAAGACAGGTTATCGCTCAACAACAAGAATCAGCTAGATTATTAGGACTATTTGGCTTCACAATTGCTTTCTTGATTGAAGACTTAGCAAGATTACAGCTGCAGAATTTATTAGATTTCGTATTACCGCAAGACTTAACGGATGAACAAGAAGAATTAGCAGATAAAGCCTTTATTTTGCGCAATAGGCAGGTGTTTAAAGAACGTGTGCGTGGTTCTATGTTGATTAGACCAAGAGCGATGGAAGAACAACCTACGGAAAAAGAAATGTTGATTGAAGAAGAAGAACTAGAAAAGCGTATGGGACAACCTGTACAGGTTATTTACATTGACCCTGAATCTGTCCGTGACTACGATTTATTCGTTACGGTTAAAGCTAATCCTCAAGAACGTCATTCTGATGCTCTTAAAAAGGCACTTGAGCTTGAATTTTTTACTACATTTAACGGTAATCCATTGATTAATCAAGAACGATTAGTTAGAAATTTAATTGAAGTATTTGATAAGAATCCTGAAGAATATGTTGCAATACCGCAGACACAAGGACTAGCACCAGAACAAGTACAAGGACAAACTGGTAGGATTTCAAATCAAATCCAAGCACCGAATAGACCACTAAGAGAACCGCTTGGATTACAACAATTGTTAGCACAATAATTTAACTATTAAATAATACTATGCCTAAAAAAATGGGTAAGAAAATGAAGATGGGTAAGATGATGATGAAAAAATCATCTGGCCGTATGTGGTCATCTAAAAAGATGAAAAAATCCATGCCTCGTAAAATGAAATAATATGCCAGCAAGTAGTGCATTAAGTCCCAATGTCGTAAAGACGGGACTCGACAAAATCTTTGCGTTTGTAAAGAAACGTAAAGCCAAGAAGAAGAAAGTTACTAAAAAACGAAAGAAATATGAATAAAATAGCTAAAGTAAGATTCAGTAAAGGTGGTGGTGAAACAACACTTGATATACCTATTTTGGAGGATAAACCAGAAGAATTCCAAATCCATAAGTTTATTGGATTAGGTGTAGAATATAAGGTTTTATCTTATGAAATAATGGATGATCAAGATGAGGATGTTGTTGCTGATATTCCGCCTTATGAATCATCTTTTGCCTGTGACAAATGTGAATTTATTGGGAAATCTAATCATGGACTAAAGATTCACAAATCAAGATCACATAATAAAAATTAATATGGGGTCCACAAAAAAGACTTCATGGTTGGATGAATATGAATATAAAGGCGTGGTAGACCTTGTAAACTTGGATACCATGTCTGATCAAGATATTACATTATATGCTGAACAAGCACAGTTTTTGGATAGTAATGTTGTTTTCCATGATGTTTTAAACCGTTTAGAACGGAAATATCAGGAACAGATTATTAAAAAAGTCCAAACAATTGAAGAATTACAGCTATCTCGGTGCTGGTTAAAAGTCATTGATGAGCTAAGAAACCTTGTCAATTACTATAAACAAGCATCGAAAATAAAGTCAGCAAAAGGTGGTAGACAAGAACCATATTTGCCGATGTAAAAATAGGTGTGTTATAATGAATATATAATGTTCGTTCACCATGGGTCGGGGCCCATTGTAAAAAAACCTAGTTATGAGCGAAGACCAAGTAAAGGGTAGCTCTTCTGTAACGGAAGAGGTCGCAACACCCGCGACAACAAATACTGTTGAAGAAACGAGCGAGGCGTCTCAATTAGTAGATGAATCTATCGAACCTTCTAGCAAAGAATCACAATCAGTTGATGATGGTTCATATTATAAACAAGAACTCGAACGCCTTAAAAAGGAACAAGAGGCTCTTGTTGAAAATAATACGAAACTTCAGAAGGCTGTTGCCAAAGCAAGTATTGAAAATAGACATCTTTCTAAGCAGGTTAAAACAGCTGAATTATCAGAAGATATTTCTGATGAACAACCTCTTGAAGATGGGGATGAAGCCAAGAAAGCTGCGGATTTTGTTGATGCTCGTATCTCTAAACTGTTAAATGAACAGCTAGGAGCATTCGAGACAAAGATTCTTGCACGAGAAATCGGGAAGGAAATAGAATCAAAAACACCTAACCCAGATCATCAGAAGTTGATTCGTTGGTATTATGACAACCGAATCAAGCATACCGGTGATTTAAGTGTGGATATTGATGATGCTGCGGTACTTGCCAATCGGCAGGTGATTCAACAGGCTACACAGAAACGTGTAGACAATGCTCGTTTACGGAGTGCTAAGGTAGAAAGCACTACAGCATTAGCGGGTGGATCTTCTGTCTCTGGTGGTAGAAAACCATTGCTTAATGAATTACCAAGAACCAATGCGGATGAAAAACTCCTCTACGGATTACTTGGTAAGGATCGAGCAAAAAAAGTGATAGAAACCAAGCTTGTTAAGCCGTAATTGCTTTCAATCTTATTGTCAGATTATTGACGAGCACTCCAAGGTGCTCGTTTTATTTTAATTCGCCTAAAATTAAACAATATGTCTCGTGGAGATTTTGACGTTGTTGACCCAAAGCTCAGCGGTTCAACTCCTGCTGCAAAGTACAAGACTAAAGCTGGGAATACCGCGATCAAAGCTGGTGAATGGGTCGTCCGCGGAACTGCTGGTGACATTGAATACGTTGTTTTAGCCGCAAATGGCTCTAGCAATACATCATCTTATATTGGCGTTGCGGCATCTAACGATACCAATACAGCTAGTCTTGATGGTGAAATTTTTGTGTTCGATAATCCAGACTATTTGTTCCGTGGTCGTCCTTCTACTGCTGGCAATCTTGCTACTAGCATTCTTAACAATCAGGTAACACTTGATGTTAGTGGTGCTGGTTTAATGACCATTGATGAAGATGATACTACAAACGGAACCTTTATTATTAGAGGTTTCGATACTTCAGCTGGCACAATCGATGTGCAAATGGCTGCAGCTGATCATATTAGTCAAGGTTAATAGTTGTAGATAATTAATTTAATTGAATAAGATAAACATATGGCCGCTTCAAGTGCGTTAAGTCCAAATGTTGTAAAGACAGCATTAGATGACGTTTTTGACCAAAAGGCAGACTTTTATCTTGCACGTCCAGACCAAGCTCGTGTTGTAGACTCCTTGATTTTTAATCAGATGTCTACTGATCGTGCTGCGGTAATTGTGGAAGAATTGCAAGGAACTGGCTACTTTGATCAGAAAAGTGAACTTCAAAATGCTCAAGGTGCAACATCCAAGACCATCAATCAAAACACTGCTTCTGTTCTTACCTTTGCGCAAACATTGGAAATTTCTAAGGAATTATTCGATGATGCTCAACACAACACAATTAACATGATGATTGCCAAAATGGCTCGTAATGCTCGTGTTACCCAAGAACGATCCGGTTTTGGTCTATGGCGCAATGCCTTTACCGCCACTTATGGTGATGGTGCGGCATTGGTTTCTGCTACCCATACTCTTGGCACCGGTGCTACACAAAGCAATTTAATTACTCCTGCATTGAGCGAAACGGCTCTTGATACTGCGATTCAAACTCTTGAACTGCAAAAGGATCAAGACGGTACTTTGCAAGGTTTAATGCCACGTTGCTTGTTGGTTCCACCAGCATTGTATAAGTTGGCAATCGAAATTACTGAATCTGAACTGCGATCTTCAACCGCTGATAATGATCTTAATACCTTCTCTGCGAAGTATGGTATCTCCGTAAGATCAACTCCATTTATCTCTGCTAGTGAGACTGGTAGCGATACCTCTTGGTTCTTGATTGGTGATTTCCATGGTGTGATGCGTTATCTGCGTGAACCGATTTCTACCCACTTGAAAGATTGGGTCATGAATCGTAACCATGCGTACGAATATACCGCACGTTATCGCGAGGTATATACCGTTGAATCGCATATCGGAGTAGTAGGTTCAAACGGAACCACATGATGTATAAAGTTGCTAATCAACTTTATGCGAATGGTGTATAATTAAGATAGTAATAAGTTAATTAGGTTAGGGGGTGTGTAGACTCTATCATTTGATAGAAGGTAAGCCGTTAAGAAAAACAATTGTTTTTTGCCGGTGCTATATTACACCCCCTTCCCAATAAATATGGCTCGAACACATTTTTCCGGTCCAATCGTTCTTAGTAAAGTACAAACACTTACAGGTGCTGGTGTGGTTAGTGTTGTAACACCTACAACTCATTTGGTGACCACTGGTGCTAATGCAGTAACCCTTGCTAATGGTCAAGAAGGTCAAACTAAATACATCATCATGAAAACAGATGCTGGTGATGCAACGCTTACTCCAGCTAGTTTCGCTAACGGTACTACCGTTACATTTGATGATGTTGGTGATTCTGTAGAATTGTTTTTTACTAATAGCAAATGGCATATTATTGGTTCATTTGGTATTATCGTTACTTAATAAAATATTATTAATATAAATGTATATGATCGAAAAAATGAAAAACAGAATTTCTGAATTAGAAAAGGAATTCAATCTCTTAGAAGAAGAGCGAAAGAAGCTTGTTGATCGACAACAAGAAATCATTAATCGTCAGAATGAATTACGCGGTTCTTATAAAGATTTACAAGCATTGATTGATCAAGAAACTAAGGTGGAAATTGTTGAAAAAAAAGAATCTAAGACTGCTAAAAAATAAACTATTTTATGGCTAGAATAACAAGAGAACAAGCAGCCAATAAAATCGGTTCAGGAAGACTCACCATTACCACCGCTGGGACAGAAAGACCTTTAAGCGATGGCCGTATTCTTCTTGATACTGGTTCTATTACCGCTGCAACAATTGGTTTTGTAACCAAACCTGTTGGAGGCAATGCCACAATTACCGATTCTGGTAATGGATTTGTTACGGCTGGTTTTACCGCAGGAATGATTATTCGTGTTAGTGGTTCAACGAGTAATAATGGAACCTTTCATATTATTGATGTTGATGCTGGTGTTTTAACTCTTGATGCACAACATAACCTGACAACTGAAGCTGCTGGCGCTACTATCAATGTTTATGAAAATATAAAAGTAGATGCTATCCGTTTGAATGCCCCAACAAGTAATACGGGCGTTCTTTATATCGGACCAGTTGGTGTTAGTTCAATCAATGGTGATGAATTAGCGTCTGGGTCAACGATTGCGTATGAAATTGCTGATTTAAGCACTATTTATCTTGATACGGCAACGAATGGTAATATTGTGACCTTTTCTTTTATCTATATTAAAAAGTCATAGCTATGGCTTCAATAGGTACTGGTGGATCAAGTGTTGGTCCATTAGGAACAACTGTAGATATTGGTGAGTTGGCCTCTTTAACAAAAGGGGATCTTATTGTTGGTGATGGCGTTGGTGCTCCTACTACCTTACCTGTTGGTACAAATGGTTTTGTCTTAACTGCAGATAGCGCAGAAACAAGTGGTATAAAATGGGCTGCTGGTGGAGCCGGCATGGCTCCTGTCGGTGCTCAATATGTAACCTTAATAGCAGATGCAACCTTAACAAATGAGCGTGTTTTAACGGGTACAGCTAATCAGGTAATTATTACTGATTCTGGAGCTGGATTACCGGTAACACTTTCTTTGCCACAAAGTATTGCAACTGGTTCTTCTGTTACTTTTGGAAGCCTTAGTTTGGGGACAGATTTACCGATTACTGAAGGTGGTACTGGTGCTAGTACAGCAGCAGCGGCACGAACAAACTTAGGAGTTGCTATCGGTACAGATGTTCAAGCCTTTGATGCGGATTTATCAGCTATTGCCGCCTTGGCTACAACAGGAATAATATCTCGCACTGGTGCTGGTACTGTAGCCACAAGAACCATAACAGCTGCTTCTCCAAAAATAACTATTACTGATGGTGATGGTGTAGCTGCTAATCCAACAATAGATGTAAATCAGGCCAACCTTTCTTTAGGAAGTATTGGTGGATCTATTAGTTTAACAACTCAAGTATCAGGAATATTGCCGATTGCCAATGGGGGTACTAATTCTGCAACGGTTGCTGGCGCAAGAACAAATTTAGGATTAGGAACAGCCGATGACGTTGTATTTAATTCCCTTACTGTTTCAAATACAGGAATTCATATTTTAGATACTGACGCGACACATGATTTGATTCTTAAAATGGGATCAAATATTACTGCGGATAGAACGTTAGAAATATTTACTAATGATGCTAATAGAAACCTTGCTTTGACTGGAGGTAACTTAACAGTTAGTGGTAATTCCGATATTAACCAAGATGTTCGAACGGATGCATCTGTTACTCATGCCAATTTAACATTGAATAATGGTGGAGCATTAAGAACTGCACAATCAGCTGGTAATACCCTGATTTTACAGGCATATGATGTAGATGGGGCTGTTTATAATACATTTGCTACATTGACAGCAAATAATACGCCAACCATGGCATTAGCCGGCACTGTTACCGGAGTGACACAAACACCTGGAGATAACAGTACAAAACTCGCTACAACAGAATATGTTGATGATCAAGTTGTTATTTCCGCAAACTATATTCATTCTTATGATACGACAACACAAGTTGTTGCTGTCGCCAATACCTTTCAAGATGTAAACTATTCTACTAATGGTGAATTAGATGGTTGGACTCATACAGCTGGAACCGCGGTTTTTACTTGCCCAACTGCCGGTATTTATATCGTTCAATATTTGGGACATGTACAAAAGACATCTGGAGGAACATCCCTTGTGGAAATGCGTGTAGTACAAAATGGAACAGAACTTGCGGGAAGTGCTTCACAAACAACTGTGGCATCCAA